GTAATGGGTCGTAAATGATGGGTTGAGAAGGGAGAGGCATCCAATGTGTGACTGTCCCTAGATTAAAAAAGTGAGGAGAACGTGCAAAAATATCTATATCATCTTCATACTGAATACCATAGTTTCCACTTACCATATTAAAAATAAAGTGACATGAGCAAATATACTTGTCTTCAAATTCTTCCTCTAATTCTTCCACAATTCCGTCATCTTCGAACTTCCAAAACCAAGCTACCCCGACACGGTGGACCGTATGGTAGGCTAAAACATAAGGAAGGGTTCTATTGCCGCAACAAGGGGGGAGAGTTTTTTTAACGTCAATCCATTCCATTGTCTCTCTCCAGCTTCTCTTGAGCGGCCTGAAGAATCCAAGCCATTCGATTCATTCCTACTCTTTTACCTACGGCAGCATCAATCTTTTCTAAGAAGTCCGAGGGCATGCGAACCACAATTGATTTTCTTTCCTCTTCTTTTTTCTGCATATCTGAGTTGACATGTCCACCTTTCATAATGATCTTTTGGCGTTCTGCTTCTAGATCACTTGAGGGTTTTTCTATTTTCTTGTGTACCACCATTATATATCTCCCAGATATCTATATGATATCTTATTTATATCACACAGATAGATTACAGACATCAGATTGATATACATGCTGTGCACACGCTTCCATCTCTTCAATCGCTTTGACATCTCTTTCTTTTCTCTCAAGTTCACAGACTCCTAGTCCTTGAGCAGCAGCATTGGCAAAAGCTTTCCGATGCCCTATGTAGGAATTGATAACTTTAAAGTTAGGATTTTCTTCGAGGATTTTGAATGCTTCTTCGTTATCAATACCGCGAGCATCACCTTGGTTAATGCACACGATCACCTTCATATTTTTATTGAGAGTATGGACTTCATCGATGAGAGTTTTGACTTTTCCGACAGTCCAAACATCAAAGGAGCGTGGCTTGAATGGGACTAGGTAGATATCGGCGATGAGTAAGGAAGCGCGTTGCGATGTGGTGTCTCTTCCGCCAGCATCTACAATGATAGTGTCATAGTTACTTTTGAACCTTTTGAGCTGCTCGTAAAGAATCTTTCCAGAAAGCTTGATGGTAGGAAAACTAAGACCTTGCCAGTCCTGAAGTTCATCTACCTTCTTTTGCCAGTAATGGTCTCGTTGCTCAGCCCAGTCATATGCCGACCCTTGCTCATCAGCATCCACTAAAAGTACGTTGCGTCCTAGATGGGCGCCGATAACAGCCAGATTGGTAGCAATCGTCGTTTTACCCGTGCCACCTTTAATTCCACCTACGACAATCAACATATCTCTCCTATATCTTTTAGATATCTATCAGATTTCTAACAGATAGACAGTGGATATGCAAGAGATATCATTTATCGTTTCGGAATAAATCAGGAGAATATTCTTCTGCATTCCATCTTCCATGACCTAAGCGATGACGATGCTCCATATATTCTCCATAGGTGCGATGCTTTCCCCATCTTCCGAAACATTGAAGAGGGTATTGCTGATCGTATCTCTTTTTGAGAAAGCGATTCCAGAAGTAGGCAATCACAATTAAGGGAACCTCCATCAGTAGATAGAGGTAAAGCTTGAAAAAGAACAGTGCAAACACCGACACAATTATTGAAGCTACGTAAATTAGAAAAATCATATCTCCTCCTCATTAAAATCGGGGTCTTTCCCACATTCTTTGCAGCGTCTTTCCCCATACATAATCCATCCGACAGTAACCATTGCCGTAAAGATTGCCGCACCTGACATGAATCCTATGAATAGCCCCATCAGGAAAGTGGGGGTCACATTGTTCAAGAACTCATCCATTTTCCATGACTATTTCAGGACTTTAATATTAATAGTGGATATTCAGCATATTCGTAATTTAAAATCAACTTAAAAGTTTTGAAATTATAAATCCTCTCTGTATGATCTCAGTATATTTTTGAATATAGATGAGATGCAATGTCAGTTGAAATATTTGTTACTATTAGGGACGAAGAAAAAAAGAAGTTAACGAAGCCTTTCTTGATTTATGAAAGCGTCACCCTTTCTGCAAGCGATCCTGTGATTAATCAATGCGTCCAAGAGTGCCTTCAAGAGTTTAAAGGGGAACCCGAAGATATAAAGGTAAGAGCAGTTCTTATTCTGAAATGAGCGGACCAGATTGCGATAAGTGTGGGGAGCATTGCGTGGACTGCACATGTATTGAAAAGCCAAATCCTGGAGGAAGACCACCTATTACCATTAATTGGGCACGAGTGGATGAACTTCTTGAAGGAGGGTCGAGCGGGATAGAAATTGCAGCGGATTTGGGATGTCATAAGGATACCTTATACGATCGAACATTGGAAAAATACGGCGTAAGTTTTTCCGATTATTCCGCTATGAAGCACTCGAAGGGAGAGGGGAAAATCAGGCTCGCTCAATACAAAAAAGCGATAGGGGAATCCAAGAAGGGAGATACTCAGCTTCTTCTCTTTTTAGGCAGAGTGAGATTGAAACAGGTAGAAGCACAACCGGAAAGATCAGTTGAACGGCCTCCGAACGAAGACATACTCCTATTGAAGGATGAAAACATTCGTCTAAGACACGAATTGAGGAAAGAAAATGATTCTAAGCCCTAAACAAGAACTGAGCTATCTAGAGGCTGATGCTCCTTTCAACATTTGGGTGGGAGCGATCAGCTCTGGAAAGACTCATATCAGTATCGATAAATTCGTAGAGAGATTGAGAGATGGACCTAGGGGAGATGTCCTCATCACAGGTGTAAGCCGAACAACAGTCCAACAGAACGTTCTCTCTCTTCTCTATAAAGCCATGGGATTTCCAATCCCTTCTCCAAAATGCATGCAAACTAGACTGTACGGTAGAGACGTATACTTCAAAGGAGTGCATGACTCAGGAGCAGTGAAAGACATTCAGGGATGTACGCTCGCTCTTGCCTATTGTGATGAGATAGTCAACATGCCTCAAAACGTATGGAACATGCTCATCGGACGTCTCCGTATTCCAGGTGCTCAACTCTTTGGCACGTGCAACCCTGAAGGACCAGCTCATTGGTTCAAGAAAGACATCATCGACCAAGCGGAAGAGAAGCACGTCAAGTATTGGACCTTCCTCATGGAAGATAACCCCACACTGACTTTGGAATACGTAGAGAGAATGAAGAAGATGTACACGGGCATGTGGTACAAAAGATACATTTTAGGAGAGTGGGCGGTTGCACATGGTCTTATTTACGATGCGTTTGATAATGATAATCAGTATGAGCATCCTCAAGACAATCCTACTTACTACGTGGTTGGGGTTGATTATGGTACTTCTAATGCTACTGCTGCCGTTCTATGCGGCGTGCGACCTACTCGCTGGCCTCAAATCACTGTCGAAAAAGAGTATTACTACGACTCCGTTAAGCAGGGGCGACAAAAGACTGATGACGAGCTGGCACGAGATATTAAAGATTTTGTTGCTTATCACAACGTCTCCGCTATTTATGTTGACCCTTCCGCTGCCAGCTTAAAGCTAGAGCTTCACAGAAGAAATCTCCCGGTCCTTCCTGCTAAAAACGATGTCCTTCCTGGAATCAAAGTCACATCCAAGTTCATCGCAGGCAAGAACCTTGTCGTTCAGAAGGGATGTAAAACCCTCATCGATGTCTTGCAGACTTACTCATGGTGTCCAGATGCAGCCGATCGAGGAGAGGATAAACCTCTAAAGAAATACGAACACATGGCTGATGCGCTGAGATATGCCATCTACTCAGCTTTCCCCTCTGGAGAATTTAACAATCCTGATGACAACCTCACGATCGAACAGATTAAAAGAAATGTCTACGGAGACTCGTACTCAATCATGGGAGATATGGGAATGGCCAGTGCTGGTGGATATTTTTAACTAAGGATTTTGAATGGGCTCATATGAAAACGCGGCAGGTGGCTATAGCTTAGGTGAAGGCTACATTGATGGAAGTGATATAGGTGGCAAGAACATTCGCCAGATGATGGACCATTTCTATCAGTCCTCTTATCCAGCCAATGCAGCCTATTGGCAACAGGGCTCTATCGATAAGAGATTCAAGGTAGGAGACCAATCTCTTTGGTCCATGATTTATGGAGACAACAACTACTATCAATCACGTCGATTCTTCTTCAATCTGATACGCAGACACCTGAACATGATATGTGGTTATCAGCGGAAGAACCGCAAGTCTACTATAACCGTTCCTAACCTTGATGCCGATCCTTTATCCGATGAATACAATGCCGTCTTAAAATGGAGTGAAGAGCGCGATGGGTTTCAAGAATATCTTAGCCAAGCTTTTGAAGGCTCATGCGACACTGGAATGTCACTCTTACACCTATACCCTGACTATACTCTCGATCCCATTAGTGGTGATTTGTTTACTGATCAGGTCTCTTATAATAATTTTCTCATAGACCCTTACTTCCGTAAGCAAGACCTCACTGACTGCTCTTTTGTATGGAGAAGGCGATGGGTTAATAGCGTAGCTGCTCAATCACTCCTTCCTGGGCATGCTGAAGAGATTAAGAAGATGCGTCCAAGCGGACTGAAGGATGGAAGATTCCCTCTTCAAGCAGAGCTTCTCAATATGGCAACCAACCAGCTCTTTGCCTATGACGAATTCCATTACCGTACCATGAGAGAAGCTACCGTCATCCTCGATCCTAAATCCGGTGAATCCTATCTATGGGATGAAGATGAGGAAGAAGCAGAGAACGAGCTACAGATGACGCTTGCTCAACAGCCGTGGCTTGTCGTGAAGAAGATGCAGGTACCTACCGTAAAGCTTTGCATTTGCTTAGGTGGACGACCTCTCTACCATGGCAAGAATCTCCTCAATATCGATGACTATCCATTCGTTCCATCTCTTTGTTACCACGAGCCTGACATTCAGTCGTACGCTTGGCGCGTACAAGGGATAATTCGTAATCTTAGGGATGCTCAATATCTCTATAACATGCGCAAGGTTATCGAGATGGACATCCTTCAGTCTCAAATAAATTCTGGATGGATTTACCCCACCGATGCAGTCGTTGACCCAAAGGCATTCCGTCAATCGGGACAAGGATTCTTAATCCCACTTAAAGCAGGACATTTGCCTAATGAAATCCAACGTATCGAAGCGGCGGCATTACCACAATCACTCATGGAGCTATCTCGCAGTCTCAGTGAGGACATTACAAAAATCTCTGGAGTCAACGAAGAACTATTGGGCGCTGCTACGGACGATAAAAGCGGCATCTTGTCGATGCTTCGTCAAGGGGCTGGCCTCGTCACCCTCCAGACTATCTTTGATAAACTCGACTATACACAAAGGTTATTTGGAAAAATCAGGCTTCAAGCCATTCGTAAGAATTTCTCTAAAGGTAAACTCGCCAGCATCTTGGGCCATCCTCCGAGTGAAAGGTTCTTTACTACGCATTCACTCAAATACTCAATCGCCGTTGAAGAAGGCAATTACTCAGCTACCCAAAGACAAATGGAGCTTCAACAGCTTCTTCACTTCAAAGAAATCGGAATGACCGTCGCAGACAAGACCATTTGGAGAGCAGCCTTCCTCACTAACAAAGCTCAAGCCGAAGCGGATGCAGCCGAACAAGCACAGCAGCAAGCACAGCAACAGCAGGCACAAGCTCAAATGCAAGAGAAGGTGGAGAACAGCAAAGTCATGGCTACCTACGCCAAAGCTCGTAGCGACTTGGCTAAAGAGAAGGAACTCATGGCCTCAGCTCAAGAAAAAATAACTAATATAGGTGATATCCAAGCAGATGCAGAACGTAAGCGCATGGAATCAGACCTCGGCATGGTCAAGATGATGATCGAGCTAGAGGACATGGACTTCGCCAATTTAAAGAATAGCTTTGAACTTGCTCAAGCCATTAAGCAAGCAAATCAAGCTGAGTCTCTGACTCAAACCGTCGGACAACAAGCCTAAATCCTTAAGGAGGCACATATGGCAAAAGGAAAAAACATCCCTTTGATGACTGGCATGTCTAATCATCAATCAAAAGCGGGATCAGAACATTGGGAAAAACCCCAATCTGAAATGGGCGGTGAGTGCGATCTACGCTACACCGATAAGCCGAATCCACAGGCTTTGAAGGAGTCGCAAGATAAGCTCGCATCATACGTAAAGAACAACCAAATGAAATATTAATCCGTACGGCTGGCCCGTCCGTCAACCAGTAAATAAGCAATGGGTTGTGAATTGAACTGGGGGGCAATTTATTAAGAGGAATTCATGGGAAAGAAAGAAGAGAAGAAAGGGAAAGCGGTTCCAGATCAGAAATGGGAACGGCATTACGACGTAAGCAAACCATCCAAGAGCATGGAAACTACTGGGGGCTCTGATTTTGCTCCTAAGAACCCAAGTGACAGGAAAACCATCTATACAAAAGTCAATCGAGAAGACCATTAATGTACGATAGATCAGTTACGGCGGGGGCATTAGCGGTTAAAGCCGCAATGGACCCCACCAATTATGACAGTCTTGAGGTAGGTCATGCACTTACCGAAGACGTGGCTAAAGAATTAGCCATTTGCGCCTTTAGACACAGAGATATCTTCAATGAAGATGAATATGTAGTGGGCTATGTGCTCGCAGGAGACCCCATCATTAAGAATGTCGTTAGAAGAAAATACTATGCTGACCTCTTTATGCCATCTCCAAGGCCAAATCAAGCCGTTTTCTTATTCAATAAGCGTTTAGATAAGTTCACGCATCGTCTTTGGACATTGCCTAATGCATGGACAATGGCTGTCTTATCCGAGTTATCGATTGTTGGTCCTCAATGGAGAGAGATGAAGGCGTGGTGCGACTGGTTTTACAAGCCCAAGTTTTGGGAAAAGGTAAGACAGCAGCATAAAGTCACTCTTCCTTCTCGGTACGAGTATCTAAATGCTCACCGTGAGGAACTGATCAAGGCGGGCTGCAAGGAGGTCCCTGCGGGATTCACCGAGCCCTTTGATTTCAGCAAAGTCGCAGCTTATAAGGTCATAGACCCTGACGTAGCCCTGACTTACGAGTAATTTTTCAATCACCTTTGGAAGGCACAAGACTTGAAGCGGAACATTGGCTCCCATGTAATACAAAGTTTTTCTGTAATGGGCCATATCCTTCTTAAAGTCAACGGGCGCCGGAGGTTCCACATCAGGATTAATGATATTATTTAAATTTTCAGAATCAATCATAGGTAAAAAATATGGAAACAGAAGTTAAAACACCAGAACCAGATAATACACAACCTGAAGTAAAAGCTACAGTTCCTTCAGCGCCTGCTCAAACTCCTCCACAAGAGGAAACGCAGGAGCAAATCAATTGGAGAAAGTTTAGAGAAGCCCGAGAGATTGAGCGTAAGCAGAAGAATGAAGCTGAGAAGAGAGCATCGGAGAAGGAGGCAGAAGCCGCTGCCTTGAAGGCTGCTCTAGAAGCAATCGTCAATAGACCTGCTCCATCAAATAACTATCAAACAAGCGAAGAACGGGAAGAGACTGAAGAGCAACGCATTAAAAGGCTCGTGGCTGAAACTCTTGAGGTAGAGAGGAAGAAAGATCAAATAGAGAGAGAGA